GGAAAGAATAAGACAGGCTAAGTTAGGTGAGAATCATCCAGCAGTAAAGAATGGTAGGAGCCCAGAGTTTAGAGAGAAAGTATCTAAGACTATGACTAATACTCGAGGCGGTGAGAACAATCCAATGTATGGCAGGAGCCACAGTAAAGATACTCGTATAAAAATGTCTTATGCTTCTAACTTTAAGGTTAAGCGTCGTTGGTGTGTATCACCTGAAGGTGTAACTACTACGATACCAGTAACTGAACCGTTACCTGAAGGATATCAGTGGGGTAGGTTTTATGATAAGTATAAACCTGATACTATTTCTTTGCCGTCTTCCGAGGAGCCTTCTTCTTAGGCTTTACATATTCTGTAATACCCAAATCACCTAGAATAGCTTCTAGTTTAGGATATAGTTTTAGTAATTGCTTATCCTTAACTGCTGTTAAGAACTCTGCTTCTTTGTGGTGTACGCCTTCAATAATAGACATCCAATTCATCTCACGCTTCCATGGTGGCAAGTTTGCCATATTAGATGAAGGATCTGTAAATTGCTTAATCCTTCTAAACTCTAATGTAAGAGTAGACTCACCCATGTCATCAGGTATGTCGTCTTTAATTTTAGTTTCTTTAGGCATTCCCTCAGGTAAATCCCACTCTACAGGTTCAGCACCCACGCCCCATCTTGTAAAAGGAACAATAGTCTGATTCTTACTTGCTATTGTTTTAAGTCTCTCAACCTGATCCTTTTTAGGCGCTTCAAATACCCAATCAAAAGCTTCGTTAACTTGTCTAAACTTTGTTGGTTCCATCTTATTCTCCTTGTTTAAAATTCATCAATGACTTCAACCATTGTTCTCATATTATGTTTAACAAAATAGTCTAATAAGGCTGTTTTGTCCTTATTTGTTTGATTCGTATAACTATGTATAATACTTTCTTTAATGTCTTCTGGTGTTTTGGACAAATCTATTAGTAGTCGATTACGGTTCCAGCCATGTGCTGTTTCACCTGTAACAAATTCTTCTGGTTGTTGTAGTTTCCATTCAGCTAATAGTTTCTTACGAACAGGACTTTGCCTAATACCATCTACAAATACATTATCTCCTGATAGCATATTAGGTATGCCATCTCCTTTATCACCTGTAATAATATGTTCCATGAGATATTGTTCAGGAGTTTCCTGTAACTTAACCCACTTCTTCTGTGCTGGTGCCCATTGCTTTACATTAGGAAACTTTTGTAACTGTTTAAAGTCATGATCTCCTGATATAATTAGGAAAGGCTCTGGTGTTATTTCATCTTCAAATAAAGGCCCAGGCTCTCCTATTGTCTGACTATATTCTGCTAATGTTCCTATTACATCATCAGCCTCAGCACCATCTACATCTATTAAAGGATAAGGAAATACTTCTGACAATTCATCTCTAACCATATTAAGAGAATCAAATATCACACCCCAGTCTAAATTAGATGCTTCCCTTGTACTCTTCCTACCTGCTTTGTATTGAGGAAAGACTTGCCTACGCCAATAATGTCTGTTATCACATGCTATAACCACACCACCAAACTCTTCTCTATGTTTTTTATTATAGGATCTAATAGTGTTGAGTATCATATGTCTGAGTAAAGGTAAGTTTACATCTACATCTGAACGATTGCGTATCTCTGCCATAAAAGCACCAATTGCCACCTGATTATAATCTATGACTATCATGTTATTGTACCTTTAGAATTAGCATGTTAGGATTAATACGAGTCTTAACTTTCATTTGTTTGCCTCTTATCTTTCCTACTGTATCATGTAGTGCGTTCTTAGACTTCTTCATTATTACTGGAAGCTGTTCCTCTGGCTTACGCAAAGTCTTTTCATATGATAGTCCATCATCATAGCCTGTAACAGATGTGCCTTTAACACCTAGTCCACCATCACCCTTAGACTTATATAGCCCTAGTCTACGGCGTTTAACATCATATACCCACACCTCGGTACTACCTAGGATGTCTACAGGGTTAATAGATGCTATATTAAAGTCCTTATCTGCTTTTAAATGCCTCAATCGTGCTACTATCTTGCGAGGATCTTGTGGCTTCTTACGCCTTACAGTTTTCTTAGATGCTGTGTATGTATCAATAGACTGTAAGCCTTCATCGAAGTATGCCATAATCTTTCTTAAGTTAGGTGTATTGATATGACTATAACCTTCTACCAGTTGTTCGTCCCAATCACTTCTACCACCTTTAATCTTACGAACTCTTACAAGTTCATCAAATTCATCCTTAAGTTTAGACATTTCACTACGAGCCTCAGCTAACTCTGAAGGTATCATTATTATTTGTCTAAGTAAACTTTCTACAGAACCAGCTTTTTTACCCACGGTTAGATGATCTAACATCTCATCAAATGCTGATAGGAAGTCAGATAATTGTGTTCTAATTATCTTAGGTTTGATTACAACAACCTTTTTAGCTTCTTTCTTTTCAGCTATAGCTTCGTTACCTTTCTCAATAAGCTCTGATAGTTTATTATCAATCCATTTTTTACACCTAACAGGCATCCAACCTGTCTTGTTCTGAAAGAAAGCATACTGGCCTATTGTTAGATATCGCCAGTCAGGACATCCTAGTACAGATGTCTGAGACTGTTTATCCCAACCAGAGTGTTTCTTAACCCACTCTCGAAACTCTTTGTAAGTTTCTTTGTTTGCTATTTCCTGGTGTATCCAGTATTGCGTGTCTTGAAAGGCTTTTTGTCGCTCTTCCTCTTTCTCAATTAGGCTGAGTGCAGCCCAATTAGGCTCAGCCAATAAGTACTGAGTTCGTTGTTTTCGTTTTGCCATGAAAGGACTCCTTTATTAATCATACTACTAATTATAAGCGCAGTACAACCTAGAGTCAAGACTCTATAGGACCATTATTGTCTAATAAATGATGATGGGTGTTCTGGATCTGTTGTTTGATCACCCAAAAACTTAAAACCGATGACATTTTCATATCTCATTGAACGCCAGCCGTTTTTCTCAATATCAAATACTGTTAATATACCTGGCTTAGCCTGGCTTGCTGGTTCAGTATTACCTGATTCTGGTAAAACACTTGGGTTCAGTGTGCAGTACATATCTCTTAAACTTCCATCTACTTTTTGGAAATGGAACTTACCATTGCCTGTTTTAAGTAGATCCTCTACACTCTTTCTCCATTCATCGTTGTTTCTATCTGGGTGAAACTCTGTAATATTAGGCATCTTTCTTCCTCTTTTTATCAATTAACCATTGTAAATCTATTTCTTTTTTAGGGTCCATGGCAGACTCTTTACCATACTTGTCTGATACCCATGACTCCAACTCTTTAGGTATTTCCTGGCTCTTTACCATATCCTCTGTCATTGTACCATCAGGTGGCAATTCCATATCAATATGTAAAGCGTCAGTTACACCCACTTTATCATCTAAACCAAAGTCTGGTGGAGGTGCTGTTGTATGTGCAGCCCATGAGCCTTCCTCTGGTTTATCTGCTGGTGTTAGTTCTTCAACAAAGTCTACCTCTGGTGCTGACATTGCTGTTATCCTTCCACCCATTCTTTCCTTAAAACTTAAATTAGCTGCTATAACTAATATAATAGCTAAAGGATCAAATACAAATATAAGTAGCATTATAACAATTTGTACGGCAGAATCAACCGCTGCTGTACCATTCTCGCCATAAATCAGTTGTGCAATATATTTAACTGGTCCTACTTCATTATCTAACTCTCTAACGATGGCTCTCTTCTCAAATAAATCCTCGTTATAATCCTCTATAACTAAATACACCTCATCTATCTGTGCTTGTAGGCTATCCACTTGATCGTCTCTGCCTACTTGTGCATTACTTTCGTTATCTCTCAGCCTGTTTATTTCAGCATTGGCACCATCTATTGTTTCTTGTGTATCTGCTCTGTATTGAGATATTTGGTTACGATAACCGGCAATTTGTGTCTCTGCATAATCTCGTAACTCTTTCATCTTAAGATCTATAGCATCTCTTTCTACCTTTTGTTCCTGTCTTACTTCTAAACCCTTTGCCACATTATCTGTACGACTAAAGGCATTTCCAGTAGTACCTTGGCTTGTATAAGATGCTATTATAGCGTCTAAACCGTCTAGTTTTGACTGTTCTATCGCCAAATCTGACTCTAAAGAGGCTCTAATCTTATCAATTTGTTCTTCGGCGTATGTTATATCGCCTTGGATTCTATCCCATGCAGTATCTCGTATTTCTTCCTGTTGTCGAATAGAATCTGTAACATCTAATGTACCGCCATCATCTATTCTTTGTATCCTTTCTTCTAAAGATAATATTTTGCCTTGCTCTCTTGCTACTAATTGCTCTATTCTACTTACTTGTGCACCAGCGTCTCCTGCCGTAGCTGCTTGGTCCATATGTGCTTTACTTAGGAATCCAAATATACCTATAGATGTGATTAAGGATAGAACGACTACTGCTAATATCATGTATGTTTTCATCATGAACTGTATTCGTTCCCAATACTGATATACCCATGATGCTGTTACAAGTTTTGCTATTTCTAACACTATACCCATTGCAAGTATGGACATAGGCAGAGCAGAAAATATTGCTATAAGTCCTACAATAGAAAAGTATGCAGCTACTGCTGATACTGCCAGTGCAGAGAATAGAGTCATAACTATAAATGATAAATTACTTTGCTTAACCATTTGGCCTCCATTCGATAGGTTCGAAATCTTTTAGGAAACTACTCCTTATTCTAACATGCAACATATCATTAACACACCTATCGTCGTGTCGTTGTTGCCATTGTAATAAAAACTCCTGCATTTTTGCAGGTGCTCTAGTTTTATATTCTACTATAACCTCTTTCCTCAATTCGTCTACTGACTCCTTAACTATGGTTGAGCTACCATAATACTTATCAAATTGTTTATCTGTCTTACAAGAATAACCTATGTAATATCTGCCATCAGGAAAATATGTACAATATACTCTATGCTTCTTAGGTTCTTTCTTTTTCCTAGCCATCTATGTATTTATACTACAATAGATTGAATTAAACTCATCATGGTAAACATCATCAGCATAGCAAATGCTACTACTAATGTAGGTAAAACCGCGTTCATAAACAGCGGATATTTTTTTAAAAGTTTTTCAATGTCCATATGTTATACAAAATCTACTATAATCCTTTGGTCCTTTACAAGGATCTGAGTCAGGGATTATTGATATTAAAATTATAAAACCAGTTATTGCTGAGACTATTAGTGCTATCTTCTGTATTATATTAATGGTTTCGCCCTCCATCAAAGACACATACAAAATATAAACCTAAATGTCCTGTATTATGTACCTGATGAAAGACACCATCCTCTATAAGAATAGCATCACCTGCCTCGATTGGAAATCTATCATCATCTATAGTCATTTCACCTTTGCCTTTTATGAAGAGATATATTTCTTCTTGGCCTTCATGTTTATGTCCTGATGTCTCTTTATTAGCATTTAAAAATGTGCTACTAAGTACCAGGTTCTTTAAGTGTGTATTATCTTTGACAGTATATACATCACTATCTTTTACAATCTCACCACCTATATCATTGATTGTTTGCTTTATACTCGTCTGAGTCTTCAAAGTCTTCAATGTGTAACTCCTCTTCTAATTCTAGCTCTTCGCCACAGAAGGGACAAAATTTTATTTGATAGAAGGTGTGTTCTTGCTCATGTTCAATATGAGCAGTCCCTTCACAATGAACACATTCTATATATTTTCTAGGCACTACTAGCCTCTCCCCAGACATCACCCCAGTCTCCTTTTAAAGCTCCTCGAGCATAGTCTGTTGATCTATTTTCAAAAAAGTTTGTATGAGTAGGAGCATTAATCATCTCTTCTACCCACAATAATGGATTTCTTTTAACCTTAAAGATACCTCGCATACCCATACTTATAAGCCTTCTATCAGCAATATATCTAATGTATTGTTTAACATCTTGTGGTTTTAAGTTCTCCATATCGCCCATGGAGAATGCTAGATCAATAAACTTCTCTTCTAGTTCTACCATTTTCTCTGCGATATCATATATCTCTTTTTTAAGTTTATCATTCCATAACGCTTTGTTCTCATTAATATAGGTTTTAAATAGTTTAATCATAGACTCTGCGTGCATTGTTTCATCTACGATAGACCATGTAATAATTTGTCCCATACCTTTCATCTTACCATGTCGTGGGAAGTTTAATAACATAATAAAAGATGAGAATAACTGCATACCTTCTGTAAATGCTGAGAAGGCAGCTATATTTGTAGCAACAGACTCTGGTGTTCCGTTAGCTGCTGACAATTCCATGAAGTAATCATGTTTGTCTGCCATTGTTTGATATTCTAAAAACTCACTATAAGTAGACTCTGGCATACCTAATGTTTCTATTAAATGTGCATAGGCAGCAACATGTAATGCTTCCCTAGCAGCAAATCCTGATAACATCATGCGAACTTCTGGTTGAGGAAAATAAGGTAGATAGTTATTAATATAGCCTCCAGCTACATCTATATCTCCTTGTACAAAGAATCTAAATATGTTTGTAAGGAATGCTTTCTCAGGATCAGTACACTTTTCCTTCCAATCCTTTGCATCCTCTGCCATTGGTACTTCTGTATGCAACCAATGTGATTGCTCGTGTTTTAGCCATGCCTCATACGCCCATGGATAATTAAATGGTTTGAAATAATCTCTTTCGTCTGTTAATTTAAGTTTTGCCACCATGTCTTTCCTCTTAGTTTGTTCCTTTGTCTACTAGTCCTGCCTCAGCAAAACCCCATTCCCTTTCTTTACACCAAAAACATTCCCCACACCTGCCTCTTATAAGCTCAACGCAACTATGAGATATTTCCATTACCTCATCTAATATTCCTAGTTCATTTGCAAAGTTAATTAAATCTGTCTTAGTTAAATCTGCAAAAGGTTGCCTTATAATATCACTTACAGGTCTGCCTTTGTAAATAAAATCACTATCCCTAGATAAATTTCTAGGTCCGGGTACATGATATGAACATAATGTCTCATAATTAGGTGGATACTCATTCACTCCTGTGTAAACATAACCAGCTAGACCTAAGTCCATTATCTCTTTTATACCATCAATTAATTGCCTTGCTACCTCTTCACCTTGATAATCTTTTTTACTCCAGTTAACACCTTTAGAATTTATTACAACAGGGTGGAGAGTTTTATCACCATATCTTTTAGCACTCCACTCTAACATTCTAATAGCGTATGTTAATGCTCCATCATTTTTAGGTACAGTAAAAGGAATAATCTTTTGATTCCTTTCTTTACAAATACCATACAGATAATGCCACAGCACAGTGCTATCAAAGCCTCCTGATACTACAACACCTATTACACCTTTAGGAACTCCTGCTCCATCTATATTATACATCTCTCCACTCTTTTTCAATCTTTCTTGCCAAATATCTCATTGTCTCTGGTCCTGGATGTACTCCGTCTGAGGCATGATCCTTCCACCTAAGTTGATATACATCATCAAAAAATTTATTCTTTATAAAAGCTGTCCATTCAAAATATTTAATATCCTTACACATAATTCTCATAGCACTTTTAATATCGTAAGTTTGTCCTAATATTGTTTTCCTACATTCAGACAAAAATTGGATAGCTCCTGCTTGATCTTTAGTATATTCCTTAGACCAATGCCCAATAGACTCAACTATATTATCATCCTCTCTTGTATGTGCTATTCGCCATGGGCTGGAGTAACCTACTATTACACCCCAAGGCAAACCATATTTTGTTACAACATTTGTAAACTTTTTAAATATATGTCCATTACCTTCAGCAGGATAGGCAAAATTATTTACAGGCCTATCGAAAGATAATATTTCATGTAAAGAGTCTCCTGTGTTAAGGTATTGTCCGTAACTTGTAGAGTCTCCAAATATTGCTATACTTTCCTTCCATTCTGTATAATCTATTTCGTGAGGGCTAAAATGGATACCATTCTGATCGTCCATTGTATTATATATAGGTTGCTCAAGTATATCTATATGATTTCTATCATTCGCTACTTTATTAGGAGCGTCTGAATACTTAATCCTATCGGGCCCCCAATTTCTTATCCCTCGCATGCCAAACATTCCCCATCTGCAATAGCCGTCATATCAAGTTCTTGTATAATTTCTCTTTCAATTCGTTTAGAAACTTTGTCTGCTTTACCTAACTTCTCTGAACGACAATAATATAATGTCTTAACACCTGACTTCCATGCTAGGAAATGTACTGCGTGCAAATAAGATATATGTGTATCTGGCCTAAAGAATAGATTTAAACTTTGTGCCTGATCTACATACATCTGTCTGTCTGCTGCGTGTTCAATTAACCATCGTTGATCTATTTCCATAGATGTTTTAAAAACTTGTCTTTGTTCATCTGTTAATTGTGTAATGTGTTGTACTGAACCATCATTACTTATAATCGAGGACCAAACCTCGTCGTAATTTGTTCTAGGATGTTTCTCACAATACTCTATAATAAGCGCATCTAAGAATTTATTCTTGTTAAGATACGCTCCACTAAGAGTGTCTTGCCTATAAGCATTAGCTCTCCAAGGCTCAATAGAAGGCGAAGTGTTACCCATAATAATACTACTGGAAGCGTTAGGAGCGATAGCCATAAGATGACTAAAACGGTTGCCTGTCCCTTTAGCATCTGGAGCTTCTCCTCTATCCTTTCCAAGGGATAAGTTTGCCTCATCTAATTTACTCCTTATATGTCTAAACATTCTAAGGTTAGCACCTTTGGCTTCATTACTCTCCCAAGCCAAATTGTTCTTCTGAAGGTAGGCATGGAAACCAAGAGCACCTACTCCAATACTCCGTTCTTGCTTTGCTGAGTATTTAGCTCTTCCTACTTCATCAGGTGCGTTCTCTATAAAGAATGATAGCACATTATCTAGCATTTCTGCTACGTCTTTTAAAAATAGTGGCTGTCTACTCCAAGCGTCGTAATATTCTAGATTAACTGATGATAGACAACACACCGCTGTTCGTTGTTCGTTAGTGGGCAATATAATTTCAGAGCACAAATTACTCTGATTAATTCTTAATCCTAAATCCTTTTGGAATTGTTTCATTTCTCGATTACTTGTATCGATATAATGAATATAAGGTTCTCCTGTTTCCATTCTTAATTCTAGTATCTTTTGCCATAGTTCTTTAGCTGATACTGTATCCTTAATTAGCCCTGAGTTAGGATCTACTAAGTTCCAGCCATCATCTGCATCTGGATCTGTCATACATCTTTCAATAACTTGCATAAAATTATCTGTAATGTTTATGCCGTGATGTAGATTGAGGCATCTCATATTAGGATCGCCTGTTGGCTTCCTCATTTCGAGGAACATTAGAACATCTGGATGACTAATATCAAGGTAAGTAGCATAGCTACCCCGTCTAGTGCGCCCTTGACGGTACGCGAGGCACGAGGCATCGTAAGTCTTAAGATGAGGCATAACCCCAGTAGACTTATCGTCGCTTGACCTAATACCAAACCCAATGCCGACACCACCGCCAAGCATGCTAAGCCAGTTTGTTTCTGATAAGTTTTCAACTAAACCCTCCGCTGTGTCATCTATATAATTTAGAAAGCATGATATAGGCATGCCTCTTTTGGACCTTCCAAAAGATAAAATAGGTG